ATAAATCTTGTCATTGTGGACTCCTATTAGTTGAATTATTGTTATTACCCATGTTACTCTGAAATCTATATGTATGTATATGTGGAGATGGCTACTTACTTAGCATGTGCCAAACAAGCAGCCTCCACGTTATATTCGGACAGCGAAGTTATTGCCGGGTTATCCAGCCTATATCACTGCCAACAAAGGGCGTTAGCCCTTTCCTTACTGGTCTTTACACCAAGCAAGAAGAGATTCGCCCATGAGGAATGGTGTCTTCTTCGCACCTTCCCAGTAAGCTTCACCCGTGTCAAGGTCAACGCAAACAATGAACTGTGTAGATACTGCGACCTGTGAAACAAGACCTGTCTCCAAGTTCACGACATCTTCCGTGACATCTCTCATAATTCCGAATTTAAACATAATGTAACTCCTTTCGTTAATTAAGAAAACTGATTTTAAGGGTATGGGGTATAAGTATAGCCTACGCTGCATTTTCATCCAATTTTTTCAGAAAAATTATTTAGTTTTCATTTGACATTGTATGTAATTTCAAGGAGGTGAGGGCGGGGTTAAAGAATAACATATAAAAGAATTATATAATATTACTGTAGTACATGTGAACAGAAGTTACTAACTTATAACATGGGTAAATTAATAGAAGAACTGGCTCTGCTTCCAATAGAAGGGCAAGAGTTTATCCTTTCAGGTCTATCATCTGATTATATTCCTATCCAAATAGATGATATTGTGTATGTCATCCCAAAAGAAGTAAATGAATTGATAAAGGGTTTGGCTGATGTTTTAGATAAAGAATCGGGAAAAAAAGGAGATTTGTTATCGAATCTAGAAAAATTAAAGAAATAGAACATTTCGTATACGAATCAAAAGAAGAATTTAAAAATAAAACTAATTTAAGCTATAAACCATGGAAAGAAGACCCTCATGAAGGAGATTGGGTTTTAGCTGATGATGGAGGTATAGTTCAGATTCTTAAAAAGGGAGAGATTAATCACCCTAAAGATACTGAAAATTATAAATCTAATAATTTTTATGTTAGGACTATTGTAGGGACTTTTCTTTTAAATGATAAAACATATATGGATACGGATTTCAACCAACATCCAAATAGATACACTTTCTCAAAGAGAATCACTAATGCAAACGAGAATTTTAATTTTAGAAAAAAAATCACTAAAAAAGAGCAACTGTTTGCCACACAAGTAATGACGGGGCAACCTGCGATAGACGCTGTAAAGAATGTATATGGGACTAAGGATTTTCAAAAAGCAAAAACAAAAGCAGTATTACTATTAAAACAGGAAAGGGTTATGAGTGAAATAGAAAAAGGTGTAAATGACATAGCAAAAGGCATGGGGATAGACCATGAATATGTTTTAGGAAGACTAAAAATGTTAGCAGATAGTAGCCCAGATGATAATGTGGTCTTGCAATCAGCTAAAGAATTAGGTAAAATAATAGGCACAAGCACAAATATTAAAAAAGATAATGCAGCTGTTGGTTTTTTCTCTGGTTTTTCACAAGACCAATTGGAAGGGGCTTATAGAGAACAAAAACAAATTGAGGCACAGGATGAATCCGAATGACAAAGTTGTAGACGATTTTAGGAAGGATGATGATGGCAATATAATAGGATGCCCTAAATGCGGGGCTAGGGCTATGAGAAAAGATGGCTTTTCTTATTACGCTGAAACTAAAAAGCAATGTTGGCATTGCAATGCTTGTGGTAAGAAAACATTAAATCCGTCTATTGTTGAAGAGTCACCATTCACAGTCGCTGACCGTGACCCTGACATGATGCCAATAGAAGATATTATAAATTTTAGAACAAAGCAATACAGTCAGAAGTTAAAATCAAAAGAGACTAAAAAATTAGTAAATATTGATATACATACAACTGGCCCAATAGGTATTGCACATTTTGGAGACCCTCATGTCGATGACGATGGAACTGATTTATCACAAATTATTCGTTACATGGATGTTCTCAATGACACCGATGGAATGTATTGCGGCAATCTTGGAGATATTCAAAATAATTGGATTGGCAGGTTGGCTACTTTATATGGTCAGCAATCGACTTCTGCGAAAGAATCGTGGAAATTAACTGAATATTTTGTAAATAAAGTAAATTGGTTATATTTAGTTGCTGGTAATCACGATGTATGGAGTGGAGATGGAGACCCATTAGAATTTATCATGCGTGACCATAAGGGCTTGTATGAGAGATGGGGTGCTAGAATGAACCTAAAATTTCCTAATGGAAAAGAAATCAGAATAAACGCTAGGCATACTTGGAAAGGAAATAGTATGTGGAACTCTGCTCATGGTGTAGCTAAAGCTGCTCAAATGGGATGGAAAGACCATATTCTTACTTGTGGTCATACTCATGTTGCAGGTTATCAAGTTATTAAAGACCCTGCATCTGGATTGATAAGTCATGCTCTCCAAGTTGCGTCTTTTAAGATTATGGATAATTACGCAGATAAACTTGGGTTAGATGATAAGAATATCTTTAATTGCCCAGTTACTATTATAGACCCTAGATATGACGATGATGACAATAGGTTAATCACTACAATATTTAACCCACTAGTTGCTTGTGAATATTTAAACTATTTAAGAAGTGAAAAATAAATTAGTAAATGGCAAATATAAATAAGCATAATGTATCTCAAGCAAATAAAGTCCTTGAGTTATCTAGGCATGATTTAATTGCATTTGGGAAATTGTTTTTATCTGGGGATTTTGGGAAATCTGAATCTCCTAAATTTCATTATCAAATAGCAGATGCTTTACTTGAAAAAACTACAAAATCACTTGCTTTAATATTGCCAAGGGGGAGTGCTAAAACTCAATTATTTAAAACTTTTCTTATGCATAAGATTTTGTTTAAAAAGAGAGATGAGTTTTTATTCATGGGCTGGGTTTCAGATAATCACAGAAAGTCTATTCTAAATCTTCAGTATATTAAACAGCATTTTCAAACAAATGAGATTATTAAATATTATTTTGGAGATATTGTTGGTGAAAAGTGGACAGAAACAGATATTGTTACGAATACAAAGGCAAAATTAATAAGTAGGTCTAATTTGTCTAGTGTGAGGGGAGAAAACTATTTAGGTAAAAGATATGATATTGTAGCATTAGATGATACCGAAAGTGAAACTAATACAGTTACTCAAGATGCTAGAGAGAAAATTAAAAATATTGTATATAATGGTGTAAGGCCTGCTTTGGATATAGATAGTGGAAGATTGATATTTGCAGGGACACCTGTACATTATGATAGCCTTTGTCAAAATATTCTTGATGGATATGAAAAAGCAAAAAATAAATCTAAATATACTTGGGATGTTATTACCTATAAATCCACTCAACCAGAAATGGAAGGAGGGGTTCTATGGGATTCTTATATGCCTAAGAAAAAACTCCTTTCTATTAAAAGAGAATATGAAGAGGCAGGAAGAGCCCAAGGCTATTATCAAGAGTATGAACTTGAAGTACAGAATGAAGAAGATGCTTTGTGGGGAAGTAATTATATAAAGTATTGGCAAGGCTACTATCAAAGGGATAACGATATAAATTATTTAGTAATAGATGGGGAGAAATTCCCTTGTAATACATTTATTGGTTGTGACCCTGCTACTGATATAGACACAAGAAATTCAGATTTTTCTGTTATAATGGTTGTTGCTCTTGACCCCAATAACAATGTTTATGTTTTAGAGTATGAAAGGCATAGGTCAATACCTACCGTGGGAGCAAGAGACGAAAGTGATAATCTTATTGGCAAAAAGGGAGTTGTTGATTACATAATGGAACTTCATCAAAAATATCATTGTATATCTAGTACTGTTGAAGATGTTGCTATGAATAGGTCAGTTTTTCAATCGTTAAACGAAAGAAGAAGAATAGAGAATAAGTTTGATATTGCTGTTATTCCTGAAAAACCCGGTGGGAGAGAAAAGCGAAATAAAATTTATTCTGGTTTATCTGGCAGGTTTAGCACTGGAACAGTATATTTAAGGGACAATATGTTTGATTTAATACACGAAATCGTCACTTTTGGTTCAAAAATGGCACATGATGACACAATTGAGACACTTTTTTACTCACTTTTGCACTCATTCCCCCCAAATATGAAATCTAAAGGCGAAGGAAAGCAACGAAAGTGGATAAAACCGTCAAGAAAAGCTAAACCGTGGATTCTTGCTTAATGAGTAAAGGAAATTAAATAATGGCTAGACGTAAGAAAGGCAAAACAAGTGAAAGAATTTATAATATGTGGAGAACTTCTAACTCAGAGGAAAGGGTTAAGTGGCAATCTGCGAGTCAAAAAGGTTATGATTTTTATTTAAATGACCAATTAACATCTCAAGAAAAATCATCATTAGAAAGCGCAGGTATGCCAACTTTCCAAATTAACAGGATAACTCCTATTATAGAAACGATGAAATATTTTGTAACAGCTAATAATCCAAGGTGGAAAGCTGTTGGAGTTGATGGGAGTGATTCAAATATTGCTCAAGTCCATAGTGATATTTCAGATTATTGTTGGGGTCTGTCAAATGGTAAATCTGTTTATGGAAGTGTTATATTGGATGCTCTTGCTAAAGGTATTGGTTACTTTTTTATAGATGTAG